GGGCCACTGCCAGTGGTTGTCGGAATCGCCATTGGCAAAGCGCACGTCGTCGGTGAATTGCCGCCGCCACGGGCCTTCCCAGTCAGAGATGCGCTGGAAGCGGTGACGCGCCTCGAACATGATCTCGGCATCAGTTTCCGGCGCGATTGCGTTGCCGGAGGGTTCGCCCGTGCGCGGAGCGAGCTCGACCACGTTGCGGGCGCCGCGCAGGACCGCGCTGTCGCTCACTGCGGGATCCTCGGACTAATCGCAGACACAATCTGATGCGGATGAAATGCCACGTATTCTAAAGGGCGGCCTCGGTGCATGATGAATATCCCGTCGTGACCTTGCCTGATCAGATCATTGCGGAACGATAGACTATGTGCCCTGGCCTCCTCTTCAGTCTTCTCCTTCCGGAATACCGCCATGGCCATGTCGTCGAAGTCTTTGTAGGACATCTCGTAAGGGTTCTGGATCGATAAATGCACCGGCATGACATTAGAGCCTTCGTTGCTCCATTGAGTCGCGTACCGGGAAGCCTCTCCGGGCACCGCCGTAAAAAAATGTCCTAGTGGCGTGGTTACATTTCCCGTTTTGCTTCCAGATACGCCGCCGAAGGCGCGTACATCCGCATTTGTGCCGTGATAAACCGTCCGCGGATTGCCATGCTCGTCCGCTACTCTTGAATCACCGAACCACTCAGCAAAATCTGGATTATTCATGAATCCAAGCCGGGGCGGACTACGTTGAATGCGAACGCTTCCGCTCACGAGGCAGCCGCCTGCACTGACTGGCGCACGTGAGCGAACGCTATGCCGCACTGGGAGTATTCGCGCTCCACCCAGTCCAGCGGCACGTAGGGATGGTCGTCCTGCATGAGGACCTGGACGCCGTCCCACTGCGCCAGCTGCCACACCGACTGCTCAGCCTCGCCCGTGGCGGCCGCTGGGATGTAAATCTGGCCGTCGTCGGCGAGGGCCATGCGGCGCATCCACGAGGGAACGCCACGCCATCTGGCGCGGCCCTGTGGCTGGATCTCAAACCACAGAAGCTCCGTCATGGGACCGCCGTGAGGCTACGACGGCCGCGGATCTCGCGAATGTAGCTGGCCCGCAGCCCGAACCGCTCGGCGATCTGCTGATCGGTCAGACCCTCGCGCCGCAGTGCCACAATGCGCCGGTTGCGTTCGATGGTACGCAGCATCCCGGCCACCCGGCCGTGCTGGGCTTTATACTGTGCCCTGCGCCGCTGCTTTAGCGCGTACAGCGCGTGCAGCCGCTCGACCAGCTGCGCAATCAGAGCCGCGAGGTCGTCATCGCTGAGCTCGTCGTCCTCGGTCACGGCGCCGGCTCCGGCACGAAGGTAATGGCGAAGTTCCATATCCAGTGCTGCGGATCTTGCGCGCTCCCCGAGGTGGCGTAGCGGTTGCGGTAGAGCCACCCTCCGGTCACCTGGCGTCGCTCCAGAACGTCGCCGCTGGTCGAGTAGACGTTCTCCCACGTTGATCCGCTCATGATCGCATCCACCCTTGAGAGCCGCGGTCCTTCAGGCTGTAGAGCCGCGGCGGGGCCGGCGGCCCGCGATAGGCGGCGCGGCGGTTTTCCTGCATCGCTACCGCACAGTATCGGAGAGCATCCGCGCCATGAGACGCCGCATCATGAAGCGGCTGACGACTGAACTGCCCGGTCGTGGGGTCCACGTCATAGCGGTAGTGCCGCAACGCTTGCAGACCATCCGCACATTGGGTCCGATCAAACCACATCGTCGGGAACAGCGTGCGCACCGCGTTGATACCGTCAGCAACCGATAGCTTGGGAACAATGCGGACCCGCCATCCGGCATTGCGTGCGATCTCCTCGATGCTGCGACCAGTTCCGAGGCTCTTGGCCTGTGCGTCATGCGGCAGCCACATGGTGCGGTAGACATAGTTCTTAGCCTGCAGTTGCTGCAGATAGTCGGCGAACGTGCGTTGGCTGTCCTCGAGGAAGTCGATCAGCCGCACCTCGCCCCCGACATGCTGAGCGAACCAGATGCTAGTATTATCTGCCCAGCCCAGATCAACATAAATATCCACAGGCTTCGTCGTATCGTATATTAGGTTGCATATACGGCCCTCCTCCTGCGCCTCGCGAATCTCCCTGGCGTAGATTGCACCATCGAGGGTGTATCTACATTCGCCTAGATAGATGTGTTGATAAGCATCAGGGTCTCGGCGCTTGAGGTCTTCCATCTCACGGCGCAGCACCTCGGGGAACCATGGATTGTCATGATAGTTGACCCGAATCACGGTGGCGTCGTCCGGCGGGTGGACCACGAAGCGTTGGTAGGTTTCGTCGCTCTCAAGTTCCGGGTTGAACGTTACGATGATCTCGCTGCCGTCCTTGCGAATGGTCGGGATCAGCACCTCCCAGGACGCACGGCTGACGTTCTGCGCCTCCTCCACCCACACGCGGTCAATACCCTCCAGCGAGCGGATGCGGCTGATGTTGTGGCGCAACCCTTCAAACAGAAACTCGCTGCCGTTGTTGGCCTTGATGGTCTTGTCCATAACGGTGAAGCGGTCGGCCAGGCGGTAGGTGTTGATGGTATCGCTCAGCAGCTTATGGACGCTCTCCCGGATGGAGGACTGGAACTCACGGCAGCAAAGCACCCGCAACTGTTGCTTCGCAGCCTCAGCCAGAAGGTAGGTCGCAATGCCCCATGACTTGCCGCCGCCGCGTCCGCCATACAGCACCTTGTAGCGCGCGGGTTGGAAGACGGCCCGAAACGGCTCAGGGAACCGCGCAGTGGCCGGGCCGGTCATGGCTCGAGGGACACGTCAAACGTGCCACGGTCAACGCCGTTGCCCTTGTCGTGGCCATTACCTTTATGAGCTGGCTCCACATTTCCCTCGATCGTCATCGGCTCTGGCTGGCGGGGCGCTGCGACGAACTCCACACGCAGAGAGCTTGTTCCGACACCACCGCTGGCCTGGGCTAGGTCTTTCCATCCCGCGCGGTTCTTCAGCCAGAACATGCCAGCGACCACGTTAGGGTTGCCCTGGCGCGTTGCCGCCTCAAACATCGAGCGGGCGACACGCACGTTCGCCTCAGCGCGGCCTTTAGCCATCTCGTGCTCGTAGTACTTGCGCAGCGTGTTTTCGGTGATACCGACGAGGCGCCCGATGTCATCGACGATCATACCGAGGCCGGATAGGCCGCGCACGATTTTGCGGCTTTCCTCGGTCGGCTTATGGGCACGTCGGGTCACGGGAATGTCTCGCCCGTCCGTTCGACGATAGCACGCTGCCCAGTAAAGTTCTGCCAACGGGTAATGGCGACGTCGCAATACTGCGGCGATATCTCGATGGCGTGGCAGGAACGCCCGGTCATTTCGGCGGCGATAATGGTGGTGCCGGAGCCGACAAATGGGTCGTAGACGGCCTGACCTGGGCTGCTGTTGTTCTCGATCGGGCGCCGCATGCACTCGACGGGCTTCTGCGCGCTGTGGCCGGTCTCAGAGCGCTGATGCGCTCCCAACTGCCAAAGCGTGCTTTGGGTGCGATCCCCTTGCCAATGTCCTACGCCCCGAACGGCATACCAGCATGGCTCGTGCTGCGGATGATAATGCCCACGTCCGAGAACAAACCGATGCTTTGCCCATATGATCTGGGACCGTAATTCAAAGCCGGTGACCATCAGGCTTTCGGCAACGACGTGAGCCTTATTGCCCGCATGCCAAACATATGCGACCTCGCCGGGGTAGAGCGCCCATGCCTCGCGCCAATCAGCCGTGTAGTCATTCGTCACCTCTCCTACGGCGCCCTTTTTGGGATGCCGGATTGCAGCGGCGACGCTGGGATCACTGCGCCACGTCGGGTCGTAATCAACGCCATACGGCGGATCGGTGACCATCAGGTGCGGGCGCACGCCGGCGAGGCAGAGCGACACGTCGACCTCGCTGGTTGCATCACCACACACGAGGCGATGGCGCCCGAGCGTCCAGACATCGCCAAGCTGGCAGATCGCCTCGGCGACCTCCGGCACGTCGTCGGGATCGGTAAGGCTTGGGCTTTGTTCTATGAACAGATCGGCCAACTCGAAATCTTCGAACCCAAGCGTGCTGAGATCGAAGTCAGCCGTCTTCAGATCAACCAACTCGATCCGCAGCTGATCCTCGTCCCAGCCAGCATTGAGTGCCAGCTTGTTGTCAGCAATGACAAGCGCACGCTTCTGCGCCTCGGAGAGATGGGCGAGCGTAATGGCGGGGACTTCGGTTAGGCCAAGTTGGCGGGCTGCCAGGAGCCTGCCATGGCCGGCGATCAGGGAACCCTGGTCATCGATAAGCAGGGGATTCGTCCAGCCGAACTCTCGGATGGAGGCTGCGATCTGAGCGATCTGAGCATCGGAATGGGTACGTGGATTGCGAGCGTACGGAACGAGGGAATTGAGTGGCCTGAGGGAAATAGTGAGGTTTTCCAGGGCCATAAGGGGCATCGCTGCTCAGATTAGGTCTTGGAGGTGGAGGTTAGCGAGTTGTGCTGGCTGACCGTTGGGCATCTCTCTGTGCTTTCTAGCGACCCTTTTTGCGTCCCTCTGACATAGCAATGGCTTTTGCTTGAGCGATATCAGTCACTTCGGGACCTTTCTTTGAACCTGAGTGGAGCTTCCCAGACGCGAATTCTCGCATGACTTTGGCCACTTTTTGAGGTTTGGGTTTAGCGGGCATAGGCGGGCAGAGGGGTTATGTCGCAGGGGCAGGTTTGGAATTCTGGGGTGGTTTCATCGATGGCCATGCCGTCCCAGTGGTCGCACCAGTGGGCCCAGGCGCCGGTGAGGATGCGGCCTTGGTCGCGGAGGCAGGTTGAGACCCAGTATGGCTGGGCTCTGAAGTCTGTCGGGTCTAGCTCCCACCACAGCATAGATCCCCCGGGGGCTGAGTGGAGTCTGACTAGGTCACGGGCGGAGTGTCTCAGGACTGAGACTAGGGCGCAAGCGAAATGTTGGAGGGGGCCGACAAAATAGGACCGGATCGGCCCTAGTGACGCTAGTGACGCATAGTGACGCTTCTGTACACTATGGGCACCGCGCACTACGAGGTACAATGTAAAAGGGTACCAAGTACAGAATAGCGTCACCCAGCGTCACTAGCGTCACTTTTAGTGCCGGGGGGCCCAGATGCGGGAGCCGCCGGTAGACCGCTTTAGCTCCCAGTTGACGGCTCTGAGGACGGTGGCTAATCGTTTCTGTTCAGGGAGAGTGAAGCGGGATTGCTCAATGTAAAGAGCGCCTTGGGCTACCTCCATTAAAGTGGTGCGAGAGCGTCCCGCGAGGTATTGCTGGACCGGTTCCTGCCACGCATCGACGAAAAGCCTGGCTTCTTGCTCGGCGGCGATGATAGTCGTTTCGAAATCGCGATCAGGCCACCATTGTGCGCCATTTCGGTATGCTGCTACCGCTTCTGCGATGATCTGTTCGCGGTCGTGACGAAGAGCCGGCAAATCGATCTTGCCGCACCGGGCGGGCCAAAACCGCCGTCCGCCCGTCTCATCTTTGAGATAGGTGCTGTCATTGGTGGTGGCGACGAACACGCATTGGCGAGGTTGGCGTACCTCGGAACGGGCAAACTTCGGGGTGTAGATCTCGGTGGTCTGGGTGAGGAACGCTTTGAGGCGGGAAGCCTCAGCCCGGGAGAAGGCGGACAGTTCGGAGACCTCGACCAGCCACTTGCCGCGCAGGTGCATGCTAAGCCGGATCGGATCGCCGCTGAGATCGGGCAGGGCGTCGGAATAGTATTCGCCAGCGAGGACGGCGACAGCGGCGGACTTGAGGATGCCTTGGGGGCCTTCCAGTACCAGCATGTAATCGGCCTTGCAGCCTGGCCGCATGACGCGGGCGACCATGGCGGTCAGGAACCACGCCCCGATCGAGGCGTGATAGCTGTCGGCGGGGGCGCCCAGGTAGCGGTGCAACCAGTCGGCCAGCCGCAGCGTGCCATCCCAGGACAGGCTTTCGAGCCAGTCGCGCAGCGGGTGGAATAGATTATCGTGGCAGACGATATCGATCGCCTCGCGTACCACCTCCAGACCAATGCCCTTAAGCTGGTTGTCCTGCATCCATTCGTGGGCGCGCTCGAAATCGATATCCTCAAGGGGATGACCGGAGCGGCGTAGCACGCAGGCCTGGAGCATCTGGTCGAAGCCGAGGGCGTCCTTCCAGTCCTCGTCATTGCGCAGCGCCACCAGGACGTTGTGAAGGTTGGAGCGCGGGACGCCGCGGCCGTTGAGGTCGCAGGCGTTGAGCCAGGAGGCTGAGCGCAGCGGGTAAACGTTATCCTGCTGGTTCTGGCGTCGGCGCCGTCTGGCGCGTGCCATCGCCTCGTGCGCGGCGTCGTACGGGGTAGTGCTCATGAGTTGAACTCCGCGTACGCCGAAGCGGCGAGGTGGGCGATGTAATCGGGATCATCGGGCCACGCGGGCAGGGTGACGGCGAGCTCGACCAGATGCTCGATGATGGTCATCACGTCACAGCCGGCGATGGCGAGGTGGCGGGCGACAGCTACTGCGGCGTCGGTGTGAGTGGCCGGCATGACCGAGCCGAGGCGGTCACTGATCGCGGCGTCAGAGAGACCGCCCGCGGCCCATGACCGCACCGCGAGG